GTGGCGCAGGACTGATTAAAACAAATCTCAAGAAGACCTCCGAAGGAGTAGCCAGAGCAAAGAAGAGAGCGGGAGAGAAAAGACGAAAAGAGCAGGAAAAAACGAATGAAAGGGTAAAGAAGAAAAAAGCGGACGAGGCCAAACAAAAGAAAGCGAAGAAGAAAGCGGAAGCGGAAGCGGAAGCTAAAAACGAAGAATATCTGACTTTTGGACACGCGGCTAAAGCCGCCGCTACAGGGGCGGGTATAGGGACAGCCGCAAACCTAGCGACGAAGCAGACCCCGGAAGAAAGAAAAAAGCAACTGGCGAAACAGAAGCGACAGCGTAAAAAGGCCAGAGGCGAATGAAGATTTTAGTTATCATGTGGGTTCTTCAATTGAGTGACTTGCATGGCGAGAGGAAAATATACAACGGCACCATTGATGAATGTCTGACAGACGCGATGGTTTTCAATGCGGAGCAGACCAACGCAGTCGCAGGGTGTTTTGTTGATGGGAAGTCACCGGACTATGAAGATAGAAGCCAGAGAAGAGAAGGAAGCAGTCAAAAAGAACACTAACTGACAGAGGTGAAAAGGCGTGAGCGAAGATTACACTTCTCTGTTAGAGAAGTATAATGCTTTATCTCCTGCTGATAAGCAGGAGATTGACAAGATGTTGTTGGAGGATGCTACAGATGTACCGTGGCGACCTCTTATCAACCCTGACAACCCAGAGCAGATTACACCGCAACAACAGGCGTATGATTCCCCTGCGGATATATTGTTATACGGGGGTGCGGCTGGCGGTGGTAAATCTAGCTTGATGATAGGACTGGCATTAACAGCGCACACGAAGTCCGTCATTTACCGAAGGGAGGTCAAGCAACTCGGCCCAATGGAAGAGGAGATCATCCGGCTTAGAAAAACCCGGCAGGGTTTTAACGGACAATTACACAGATTCGATTTAGGTAAAAACCGGGGCATTAGACTCGGTGGTATGCAATACGCCGGGGATGAAGTGGCGTACCAAGGAGATCCAAGAGATCTCATCTGCTTTGACGAGCTTACACAATTCTTAGAGAGCCAGTTTCGATATGTTACCACATGGAACCGTTCGACTGATCCTAACCAAAGATGTAGAATTGTCTGTGCGACTAACCCTCCCACCAGTTCGGAGGGTCAGTGGGTGGTTGACTACTGGGCACCGTGGCTTGACAAAGAGCATCCAAACCCGGCTCGCCCGGGAGAATTACGCTGGTTTATTTCCGATTCTGAGGGGAACGACATCGAAGTCGAATCAGGCGACCCCATTTGGCAAGACGAGGATTGGGTCGTACCACGATCCCGTACTTTTATACCGTCTTCCATAGATGATAACCCGTTTTTAGTTAAATCGGGTTACAAAGCCGCGCTCCAAGCATTACCGGAGCCGTTAAGATCACAGATGTTGATGGGCGACTTCCTCGCAGGAGTGGAAGATGACCCGTGGCAAGTAATACCTACCCTATGGGTAGAGATGGCACAGGAGAGATGGACAGTTGACAAACCGCAAGGCTCCAAGATGGATGCCCTCGGGGTCGATCCGGCACGGGGTGGCAAAGATGACTTTGTCATAACACCGAGGTACGGCAACTGGTTTGGCGAACAGATTGTGCATAGAGGTAAAAACACCCCAGATGGCCCAACAGGCGCGGCGATATGTACTACATATCAGCGCAACGGGGCACCGATCATGCTGGACATCATTGGAGGTGCGGGCGCTTCTATACTCGATCACTTGGTGACCAACGGCATGAATGTCGTTAAGGTCGATGGCAGGAACAAAAGTCATCAACGTGAAATGTCTGGCTCCCTTGGTTTTTTCAATAAGCGGAGCGAGATGTGGTGGAGGATGAGAGAAGCTCTCAATCCGGATAACGACGAGCGTATAGCCTTACCACCTGACAGGGAGTTGAAGGTAGACCTTTGCGCCCCACGGTGGCAGTTGGTTGGGGGAGGGATACAAGTTGAAGGTAAATCAACAGAGTGCAAAGATGGTTTCGGGGATCTTAAAAAACGTCTTGGGCGAAGCCCCGGCAAAGGGGATTCATGCGTCTACGCCTTATTGGAAGGCAAGAGAACGGGCGGGTTTGCTGGAAAAATGCCGTCACGCACCAATTCCCGGTATAACCCGAACAGGAAATGGAGGAAATAAGTAATGGCGAATAAGAAACGAAAGCGAAACAAATTCCCGGCATTGACATACCGTATTGTTGGCAAGACATCGGAAGGTAGAGACATATATGAGAATGAACTAGACGAGGAAGGTAGGCCATCTGTTTCCTCTGAACGCTCGACTACTTTTTGTTTTGGGAAAGGTAATGCCGAGTGTTACAACTACCCGACCATCTTCGGGGGTGTAGAACATACTCCTGACGAAGCCGTAGAGATATTCAAGAAAAATAAGGGTGTAGATCCGGAGACAGGCATAAAAGCGCAGAAGTTTGCCAGTGAAGAAGAGGCTTTAGAAGCGGCGGAGAAACGTTCGCCCGGATTAGGCAATATGAAGGAGAGAAATTTTAAAGACCCGCTGTTTCCGGATCGGTTTGGATTTGGTTTCCCCTCTGTCTGATGGCTGATACTGACCTGATTCTCACAGACGATGAGATTAAAAATGGCTGGACAAAAGAGACACTCCGAGCTTATATTATAGGGCGTCAAACGGCACAGGAGCGAACGATCCACACTAAGAAAGTGCGTCTCCCTAACGAACAGAATCATAAATACAATCCACACAACTGGAGGAGGTAGCATGAGTATATTCCCCGGATTCGGTCAACTACCAATACCCCCGAATCCTGATCTAGCCGCTAATACTGCCGCTTTAAACAAACGGAATGAACAATTTGATTTGAGACAGGTTCAACGAGCGGAGCGCATTGATGTCCGTGATAAACGTCGAGCAGAGGACGTTGCATTTAGAGAAGCACAAGAATTAACACGATTGCAGGAACGTGCTAACCAAGCGCAAAACGAAAACAGGGGCTTTGAAACCTTTAACCGACCGGTCGCAACTTCGCCGGACGCCCCCTCTGGCAGTAAGCACGGTACTCTTAGAAATTCCACATCAGGCGTTAAGCAAAGTACCAGTAACCGCAGATCTCGTCGGGGTTCCAGACGAGTTAGGAGAGGCAGATGAGTAAGAAAGCTAAGAAGGAACGACCCGGCGTTGTTAAAAAGCCGAACATATCACCCGGTGGAACTGTCAAACGACCACAGGCGGGTGCATGAAAACAATAGTTAGTTTCCGTTCATACGGGAACCATCCCCTCGGCTGGATGTTGCACGAGGATTTCAAACACGTCGTTATCGCCGTGGAGGACAGAGGCAACTGGGTCGAGATAGATTACGCCGTTGGTGTGCCTATTGTTAGGATGATCCCCGGAGAAGCAGGTGATTTTGACCTAAAATCGTGGTATCACGAGCAGGGATACATAACGGTCGAGAGGAAGCAAGAGATAAATAAACAGTTTAACTTCAATTTATTTCGTGGTAACATCTTCGTAGCAAATTGTGTCGGGTTAGTCAAAGCCATTTTAGGCTTAAATTCGTGGGCAGTGACCCCATATCAACTTTATAAGAGGATTAGATAATGAGTTTATTCCCCGGATTTGGAGGTGCGCCGTCGCCCCCACCGCCACCCCCACCACCGCCGCCACCGCCGGAGAGAACAGACCCAGCGGTTGAGGCATCAAAAAAAGCGTTAGCGGCGAGTGAAGCAAGACGCCGAGGACGACAAGCATCATTACTAACAGGCCGTGGCAGTAAGGCAGTTGGGGGAGAACTCGACCGACCCAGTGCTGACGGCGACAAACTAGGATAACAACATGACCATTAAATGTATTATACCGGGCGGAGGGTCGCCATCACCGCCTCCACCGCCACCACCACCGCCACCGCCACCGCCACCGCCAGAGCCACCAGAGCCGGAAGGGAAGAAGGATGACAAACTACAGGCGAGCAAGTTAGTTGAGGGCCGACGCGCAGGGCGACGCGGAACATTATCTACTGGTCGAAAAGGCAGTGGCCTTGGCGTAGTTGCCAGAGCAGGAGCTTCTGGAGACGAAACTAAGTTAGGTTAGCTTATGGAACGCAAGTCAGACGAAGATAAAGTCAAGGATCATATCAAACGACAGAAGGATGCCGCGAATCGCCGTTCCCAGTTTGAACAACATTGGGATGATCTGACGAGAGTACTGTTGCCGAGGAGACAAGGATTCACTTCGACAACTATTGACGGTGACCAACGTGTAGAAGATGTATACGATGGCACCCCAATGCAAGCGGCGAGGAGTTTGGCGAATACTGTTGGGGCGATGATTCGCCCCGAGGGGCAGGACGTAGTTGAGATTAAGGCGGAAGACGATAGCCTGAACCAGATTGGAGAAGTCCAAGATTGGACAGGTCGGACTACCGAGAATCTTAACCAAGCTATACGAAACCCCAAGGCCAGATATCGGCAAGCGACCGGAGAGGTCGACCTCGATCTCGTGGTACTAGGGACGGGTATTCTTTTTGTCGGAATGGGGCAAGCACAGAATCACCTCCTGTATCAGAGCGTACATCTCAAGGACGGCTATCCCCTATTTGATGACGAAGGTAATCCGGTGGGGATATACCGGACTAAGAAGATGTTCCTCTGGCAAGCTGAAATGATGTTTGGTAAAGAGAATCTCTCTAAAGAAACGCGGGAGATGATCGAAGAAGGTAGGGGGAAAGACAAGAAAATTGATTTTCTCTATGTTGTAGCCAAGCGTAAAGGGGTGAAGATAGAAAACCCGGTGATGTCCAAGAATTTTCCTTACGAAGAACTCTGGATGGAAACTGCGGCAAAACATATTGTGCGGGAGAAAGGTTACCACGAGTTCCCTTTTGTAATACCGCGTTGGGACACATCCTCGGGAGAAGAATACGGTCGATCCCCGGGTATGATTGCCCTGCCGGACAGTAATACTTTGCAATCTATGGGGGAAACTATATTGGTTGCAGGGCAAAGGCTGGCAGATCCACCAATTATGGCACCAAACGATGGCGCTTTTCAAGAAGTCAATACTTTCCCCGGTGGGATGAGCTATTACGACGTTGAAACGGCCTCACAAGTTGGGGGAAATCCTTTTTTCCCTATGATTTCAGGTGCAAATCTCCCGGTCACTAGGGATATGCAAACAGACATCAGAAATCAAGTCGCGGCGGCATTTTTCCGTAACATTTTGAACTTACCGCAAGGTGGGCCTCAAATGACGGCTACAGAGATAAACCAGCGGAAAGAAGAGTTTCTGCGTGAAGTTGGGCCAGTTTTCGGGCGGTTTGAAACAGATTACAACCTTCCACTCGCCGAAAGATCGTTCAAAGTTATGTTCAGGGAAGATGCGTTTGGGGAAGTGCCCGAAGCTCTCGCTGGGCAAAATATCAAGTTTGAATTTGACTTACCAGTGAACAAAATTAAAAAGCAGGTCCAATCTGCCGCCGCGGGCCAATGGGCCGCAGAAGTATTACAGATGGCACAGATAGCACCGGAAGCAAAACATATGGTGAACATCGAAGCATTGGCTCGGTTTAAAGCTGACGCGGCGGCCCTGCCACATGATATCTTGAATACCAGCGACGAAATCCAGCAGAAAGTTCAGGCCGAGAACGCCATGCGTCAACAACAGATGCAGATGCAAGCTATGGAACAAATGGCTGGCGCGGCTGAGAAGGGTTCCAAAGCAATGAAGAACGCAGGGATGATACAAGA